TTGGAGTTGCTGCTGCATCATATTCAGTTGCATATGGAAACTTAAATACTTTAGAATCTTCCCAAGTAGTTCTAGCTAATGAACCTGTTGTCCAAACCATATCTGCATAATTAACAGTAGTTACTCTATCAATTTGTGTTGATCCAGCTTTAGGATAGAACCAACTTATTTCTGTAAATAATGTATTTAATCCAGCATAAATAATATCTCCCGCTGAATAATTAATTCCTAAATTATCAGTGCCTTTAGTAGTAAATACGAAATCTTCAACCAAAGAATCTACATCTTTAACTGTACCATCGTACATATTAAATCCACCAGAATCCCCCATCCACCAAACAGCCCCATTAACAAATGCTATAGCGTGCTGACCAATACACCCACAATTAGATCCTACTTTTCTAATACTAAATGTATAAGGAGATCCAACAAATTGAATACTATAAGCTGCAGTATCTGTTAAAACTAAAATATAATCTTTTGCTCTTACAGCACCTACAATAGTTGTACCATCATCTAATCTAAACGTACCTGCTGTATTTGTAGATGTTGGTTCATATACTTCAATATCTTCTTGATCTGAAAATCTTATAAACATTGGATCCTGAGTTGAAGGACTTCCAATAGTAGTTTCTGTTCCTAAATGTAATAAATGTCTATCTCTATCTGAAACTATTGTCATGATAGAAGCTGTTGGATTATTTGGAACTAATGTAGCTCTAGTATTAACTCCAGTTCCAGCACTAGGATTCCATTTAAAAGTATTATTATTTTTTATAGTTGCTATTAAATCTTCACCAAAATTATCCAATGACCAATTTCCTGCTGCAATATCTGTATTAGATGTTGTTCTAGGAGTTCCCCACGTAGATAAACTCCATGTTCCAGCTCCCCAACCATATGCTAATGTTGCTGAAAGTGGACCTACAAGATAATAAGGTGTTAAACCTAATGTTCCTCCAGTAGTTACTCCAGTTCCAGTTTCAACTGTTGCCATAGTAATAGTAAAAGTATTTAAATTAGGTACAGTAACAACTTCAAATGTATTTGTTGTAAAACTTGCTGATGTATATCCAGTTGTAGTAGGTCCTGGAGTCGTGGCACTTGTAAATTTAATTAATTCTCCAACTAATAATCCATGTGAGTTTTTATTAACAGTAACTGTTGCTGATCCTGTTATAGAGGTATAAGTACAAGAAGCTAATGCTCTTGTTGAATCAAGTGGTGTAATGTCATAAATATCATCCCCATCATATACATAAAGACATTTATTAGTTCCAAGAGCTGCGTATCTTCTACCAGTTAAATCGGTCCACGACCATTGAGCTCTAACGGCCCCTACCATTAGTTTAGATGTAATCTGTTCCCAACCACCTATTTTTTCAGGGGAGCCATAACGAAAACGTACATTATCTCCGTCAATCCACTCTCCTTCAGCTTGTGAAGCGGTAGCTTGTTTATTAAATCCTGATTTTAATGCTATCTTTTTTAATGGCATATTTATGGTTATTATACCACTAATTGAATATAGCTAAAAGATTATAGATATTTTTAAAGGCATAAAGGTTCTTATACCTCATATCTATATAATTAACAATAAAGAGTTATTTAATACCAACAAATAAGAACATATCTTTCACCAGATATTAGTTCAGTAACCATATGCATTTCTTTAGAATCAAATCCAATATATTTTCCAATTTTAGGTTCTATTTCAATGTTATTTACTATTGTTCTTCCTCCTACGTAATTCTCATTTAAATATGTAATAGTAGTATAATCATAAAATTTTGCATCATTATGTAAAGGATGACTTTCTCCTATTTCCCAACTTAATATTTCAATGTTTTTAATTTTTTTATCTTGTTTAAAATATTTATTAATTGCTTCCTTAAATAAAACATCTTCTTTATATTCATTTAATTTAATTAAATATCTATTATTAAATTTTCTATGTTTATTTTTATATTTTTTAAAATTTTCAATTAACTTATTACAAAAATCTTCTGTTAAAAAATTATCTATTATTACAAGATTCATTTACCTTCTATTTTAGTATCTTTATAAGTTAGTTTACTTTGTAATTCTTTGTTAAATTTAATATTCCAATCGGAAACCATTTTAATAAGATTATTTCCAAAATGCCTAAAAGCCTCATCTGATAAATGTAATTTTCCTTTTTTTAAAAGGATTAATCTTTCTTTCCAAGAAAATTCTATATCACAAGAACCATTTTCATATTGTTTAAAAATCATTTTCCTATACCATATAATGGTCTTTTATCTTTAAACCATTCTCTATTAGGACCATTTTTATCAACGTAATGTAAAAAAGTTTGTGCATGCCAATCTCCTTTAAATTCTTCTCTCCAATGTTCTAACTCACAACCTAAATAAATCACAGCATCTCCTGGATCCATGTTAATTTCTGTTCCATCCATATAAATAGGCCATTTAGTTCCGTCTGATCCAAGCATAACTGTCACACTTATTTCACAAGAAGGTCTATCTTTATGTTTTTTTAAATCTGCAAACATTGTATACATTCTCCAAAAAGCATAAGTAGGCAATAATTCTAAACCTGTTTCTTTTTGCATTACTTCTAATTTATTAACCATTAAAGATTCCATTAAGGGATCCCCATAAAAAAAAGTATCTCCATTTTCATTTTGTTGAAAATCAAATGAATCAAAATTTATTCTATGTTTTATTCTACAATAATCAGTTAATAATTTTATTTCTTCTTTTGTTAAAAAATTTTTAATTAATCTATATTTAAAATCTTTTATAATGCCCATGCTACTACCGAATACCTTGTTCCTTTCGTTACTGGTTTAACTGTGTGTGGATATAAAAAATTACTTGGCCAAACAATCATTCTATTTGGTCTCACTTCTATTTCCCATTCTCCTGATCCGTCTGGATTTCTAAAACATAAATTTCCACCTTCATAATCATTATTTAGAAGTAATATACAACTCATTGTTCTTGGAACTTCTGCAAAATGATCAACATGCCAGTTATAAAAACCAGTGTTTTCGTATTTTAATATTTCAATATCAAAAATATTTTTATATCCATAATCTATTATATTAGTATCAAAACCATAGCGATCTAACTTTTGTTTAAAAAAATAGTGTAATAAATTACACCAATGAATATTAGAAAATGAGTTATTTATATTAGACAAACCTAAAGCATACGTTCTTCTTACATTAAAATCTTTCCGTGCTTCATTTCCTCCACCAACTTTTGTTTCTTCAAAAAGAGAGTTATTTGCAAATTTAATTAAATTAGATAAATTATTCCAAGGTAAAACTTCATCATATATCTTTATAAAATTTTTTATTTCCATGATTTCTTATTCCAATATCTATCTTTATAAATATTTAATAACCTTAATCCATAGAAAAGTCTAGAGTTTTGTATTTCTTTATGATTTCTTGTTTTACATATCATTTTCCATGGGTCTCTTTTAAAAGGTATTATTTGGACATAGGGTGTTCCTTTTTTAATTAATGTTTCTAATATTGGATATTTATCTCCATTTATGACAATTGGAAAATTTATTTCATTTGGAAAAGCATCGGTATCAACAATTCCAGGTATTATTGAAAACCTATCATCCGAGTTGTTTAAAGGAGGTACAAATAAACAAGAATAACCCTTTGGAGTTTTTATTTTCCATGGGTTATATATTTTATAAAAAGGTAGATTTTTATTTTTTTCAATAAATGGTGCCCCTTCTACTTGTTTTATGGGATGGACATCAATTCCAGAATTTAAATTTAAATAATTTTCACCCAATGCCTGTGACATACTATGTAATCCAAAAGTTTGAAAAGAATCTTTTAAACCATGTTTATTTTCTACATTATGTTTTACATTAAAATCTTGAGGCATTTTTAATAAATAACCTGCAGTCAAAGAATCTAAAAAAGGCATACATCCTTTAATAGTTATACTTTCCATATTATGTTCTAATTTTTTATACCAATCTGGTATATTTAATTTTATAGGTGTTGGATAATCTTCTTTTAATGCAAAATAATCTTCATGAGCACTAAATTCAATTGCTTTCTCAAACATGCTAAATTAATAGCAATTTTTATGGTAATTGTAAAGGATGTAAAGAAATTAAATTTTGATCTTTAAAATATTGTTCTAATGATTTATTTAATGGATAAGAAATAGTATCTAAATTTAAAGAATTTAATTGATTATAATAATTATTCCAAATATTAAATAATGGATGATTTTTATTGTTATCTATAAATTTTTGTATGATATGTTTATAACTATCAACAGTAACTTTTAATTCTTCTTTTTTTGAAAAAGAATAACTAGAATCAACATATAAAATTAAATTTTGACTATATTTAGATACACCTTTCACACCATATTTAACAGATTCAAAATTTGATTGCGAATCTTCTATTATTTTATAATTAGATTTATTTATATTTAAATTATTTAAATCTGATTCATTTTCTGCAATACGATAAATAGTTCCTTCAATATTATCTAAGTCATTTGTAAAAATAAAATAAGCCATTTTTAAGTACCTATATTTTCATAAATTATTAAAGCACCTTCAACCGCATTAAGGGTTTCAGGAGGATCACCAGTAGTACCTACTGAACCAGCTCCAAAATAATATACAAAACCTTGATTATTTCTATATGCAATAGGTCCAGTCCTGAAAGCTCTAGGGACGGTTACGGTAGAACCTGGTTGAGTTCCTGCATTACCTCCTCCAGTAAAAGCACCATTTCCACCATTTGCAGTTCCAACATTTGTTATATTTGTAGCACCACCTGCTGGAGCAGGAGTATTATACGAAGCTGGACTAGTTCCAAAACCACCAACTGAATAGGGTTGAGAAAAAGGTTTTGATGAAATAGGATAGCTCCAAAATCCACCACCACCATCTCCGCCTGTTCCACTTGCTCTTGGAGCGTTTGATCCACCACCACCACCATACATATATGCCCCAATTCTATTTGCTGATGGGTTTGCTGTATAAGTTCCAGATGCAGGTCCTGATGCCATTAAAACAGGGACGAATGCACCACCACCAGCTGATCCAGAAGA